CTACCGTGCGCGCTGAACAAGACCAGCCCACTCGTCGTCATTGCACTGCCCACGAACCACTTCAATCAAACTGTCCTTGAACGCATCACGGCGCTTTGGCAGGACCAGTTTGTCAAAGGTGGCCAGATGCACGCCCACTTGGGCCAACTCCTGCTGCTTCAAGCGCAGTGCGGTTTTGGCGCGGTGAAACCACGCCGCATCCAGCGTCTTTTTCTCCGTCTGCCGCCGGATGTCGGTCGTAGCGATTTGGATGCGAATCGAGGCAATCTCGCCTTGCAGCGCCGCCATCCGCTCCCGACAACTCTGTGCAGAGTCCGGCAGGTGGACCGGGTCTGGCACCCCAGAGTGCAATTGAAAGTGTTCGTGCATGTGGGTGGGCATGTGCTTGAACCTTAGGCTTGGCGCTTCCAAGGCAGCCCATTAGCGGCTGGCGTTGACACGGCAACGGCAGGCCGGGCTGGCGGATTGGCTGGGCCGGTGTTGAAGGTCGGTGCATTGGCGGCCTGCCCTCCACGCGGCAAGTAACGGATGGAGTTGGACTCGCCGTACATGCCTTTGGGCGGGCGCACCCGAACATCAGCGATCAGTGGGATGAGATGCAATTGCTCGGAGTTGCTGACCTGCAACTTCCCAACGGCGCGGCAAATTGACGACAGCGTTTGCTGTGCGATCTTGACGGCCTCTGCGTTGGCGTTGATCAGATTGAGGCGATCGAAGAGTCTGCGCCCGGCGTACTGCCCTTCAATGACATCTACTTCCAGGTACAGGTACTGACCCATCCCGTCCTTGGTGGCGCGCATTTCACTGGCGACGATCTGTGAAAGGTATTTGCCGGGGGGCAGGACGTCGTAGCTGTTGCTGGGCTCGATGGAGGATGCGTCGAAGGTTTGACCGAATGAAGCCATGGTGATTTCTCCTATTTCAATTTCAGGTGGTGGTGGTGGTGGTTGGGGGAACTGTGGTGACTTGGGTGGTTGGGGTGGTTGGTGCGGCAGTGAGCATGGGTTTGATCACATCGGGCATGGCTTGGGCGAAGGTCTGCCAATCCAGGGACAGGGTCTCTGGCAAGCCATAGCGGTTTTTGGCCAAGAAAGCGGGCCGCTCGGCGGTGTGGATCACGCGCTCGCCCGAGCCCATGGCGCGGTTGACCTTTTTGTTGAAGCCGACATCTGCCTTGACAGTAGAGATCCGGTAGTTGGCAAACAACACGATGTCGGAGTGCTCTTGCATCAGAGCGGCAGCGCGGGTGTGCAACTTGATGACGTAGCGGTCGTAGGGGTCGTGCTCGGGCGAGTCAAAGCGCTTGATGTCGGTGTGGGCGATCTGCACCACCGTCATGCCACGGTCATCTCGCAAGGCGTTAAGCCCGTCGATGTACTGACGCCACAGGCTTAGTGCGGCAACATAGCCCTTGCCGTAGCCAGCGTCTTCAATCGAGTTCCATCCGTTGTCGCGACAGGCTTTGCCCCACACAAGTGGCTCGAGCCAATCGACGCTGTCGATGACCACGGTTTTGAAATCATGGTCTTCCGTGTACAAGGAACTCAACGCCTCAATCACCTCTTCATAGGTTCGAGCCAGCGGAAAGTGCGGCGTCGAAAGCGTTGCCAGTCCATCTTCCGTTTGCACGAATACGGGCTTGTTGGCTTCGGCGGCGAAGGTGGTTTTACCAACGCCAGCAACACCATGAATCAGGATGCGAGGCGGCTTGGGTGCGTTGGCACGGGTCAGTTGGGCGAGCGTCATAGCCATCACACACCCCCACCAAAGTGGCTGTCATTGGCGGCTGCGGGCACTTCGCCCGTGACGATCTGCTCGAGCTTGTAGCTGGGCTTGCCGGTTTTGACAGTACGGGCTGGCTCAAATAGCTGCTGGATGCCGGGTGGCCACGCCGTGTACTTGGACTCGGCGACCTTGATCTCGATGCCGACATAGTGTTCTGGGTCCTCGCCCCATTTGCGCAGGGCCTCCACAGCTTCCTTGAGCTTAGCCTGGTCGTATTCGGGGCGCTTGGGAAGGTCGGCAACAACAACAAAACCCTCCTCCTCAAAACGCACCGTCCCGGTGGTTTTGCCTGATTGTTGGCGCAGTTGCTGGGCCTGAGCGCCCAGGCGGATGTGCAAGGTTGATTGCAAAGCACTTAGATAGACAACAGCGGTGTCTTTGGCTGCAGTGACCTGTTTGATCATTCTGTGCAAGTCAGGCAACGGGAGCTTGTCGAGCTCATTCACGTAAAGCTGGCCTATTTCGTCCAGCACATCGGGTTCGGCGTTCATAGGTACTCTTTCTTTCAGTGGGTCTTGAGGTTGGTAGGTGCCATCTGCGCGATGCGCAGTTGGGTTCGGATTTCTGGTGGCTTGAGCGGGGAGCTAGATCGCATCGCCAAGTAGCGGTAATGGTCGTCATCCACCTTTTGGCTAAACAGGTGAACCAGGCCAAGCTCGCAGGCGATCCATGCGCGGCGAGCAAGTGAATGAATCCGTGCCCGGTCTTTGGTGGTGTGCTCACTGCTGATCTCAGAACGATCTCGGAGCAGCAGGCCCTCGTGGTACTGGATGCAATGGCCGACCAGGGCGCTGGCGACCCAATCGCATAGGATGGCCTCTGTGACGGAAACACCGGGGGTGTATAGAGTCCTAGCTCCCCCTTGTGGCTCTGGGAAAGCAATGCCCAGGTGACTACGCGTAGTTTCAATTAGTTTTTGTGGCGCTAACAATTGGGGCTCCATGAAATGAGACTTGGCCGTGCCGCAAGCATTGCGGCTAGGGTTGTTGAGGGACTTTTTGGCTGGCATATGAGTTCTTACCGTAGAAGGTTTGTTTTTTCTCAAGCAACTTCGCGCAGACCGAACATGCGCAAATGCATGCGCAGGTCATGGACGCGGCGGTAGAAAGATGCGATGGAGATGCCGGATGCCGCACACGCGCTGGCAATATCCGAGTGCTCAGTGAGCAGGTCTAGCAATGCCGACTGATCGCCGTTCATAAAAGCGATGGCCGCATTCAGGTCATGCGTTGCCATGCCATCAGTGAAGAGGTCGTGGTCGGGGTCGCGTTTAAAGTTGATTGCGTCGATGCAGTCTTCAGCTGACTGAGACTGGGACGCGCTTATTTCGGCGTCGTTGGCGGCCCGCATCATCTTGGAAGCGGCACCAAAATCCGTAAAACGGACACGCTGCTTGATCAACGCATCAAGAAGCTCTACAGCGCGGTTCTTGGAAACCAAGCCTGTGAAAGTACCTGGACTTCCCTTTGACGGGTCAAACTGGCCACGATGCTGAAGCAGGTCAAGCATGAGCTCCTGCTGGAAATCCTCGCGCTCGGCTGGTGACAAGCCGTGGCGGGAAGCAATTTGATGTGTTCTTGTTCGGGCGGCGTTAACTGCAGCTTCGAAGTACGGATCGTTCGCACTTTGACCGGACAAATACCCTTTTTTGGTTTTGACGAATACATTTTTATGGCTTGCGCACGGCGTTGATGCCCTTGTTGTACAGCTCTGATTGCCCATGATGATGACTCCTGTTTTGAATGAACAGGGTCATGATCGAATGAGTACGAAGCAATGAAAACAAGCGTCCGGCGCACACCGCACGTACTCTGATGGGTAGCCGCACGGCCTGCTTTGGATGCCGTACGTAAATGCTCGAAATCGCAAGCAGTACGGCCTCCTGCCGGAGACCGTAAGTCGCTTATCTATCGAAAGCGTATTCCTTTTTCTCTTGCGCGCTCTCTTATCCAGTCTGCGACTGTTCGATGGCTACGATCAATATTTTGTTTTTGTAAAACTTCCAAATAGTAATCTGCAGCTTTTTCAGCACTCGAGTATTGACGCGGATTCTCATCAAACAAATCCAAAACTATTTTCTTCACGTTTCGATTGGGTTTATGGCGAATTTCGTTGCTTGTATCAGACCAATTCTTTAGCTCCGCCTTACTTTCAATAATTAATTCTTGCTTGATTTCATCTCGAATTTTTTGCATATCAGCTTGTGACAAAACCTGCTGCTTTGCCTGAATTTTATTTATACGGTTTTCATATTTTTTTTCCGTACGCAAGGTTTCACGCATTTTTTCGGCGTAACTCACAGCATCCATTGCCTGAACAATGATTGAGCCCATCCGACTTACATCACTAGTTGAATATTGTTTATTTGGGCGTTTTATGAACTCACGAGCCTTCAAATCAAGGTCATAGTTCAATATTTTTATGTAATCACCCAAAAACCAAAGTGCCATTGCTGCAAAATATTCGTAATCTTTTAAATCAGCCACATCAATTACAGTTGGATCGAAAAAGCTAGTCATAGCATCTTGAAGTGCATCCAAGTTACTTGTTGAATCACGGTCCCTAATATCAAATTCATCATGCGCCTCAGACTTTAGAGATAAGTATTGACCATCCTCATCACCATCAAAAAGATCGTATCGACCAGCATCTTTAATCATTTGTATTGCTGCATCTTTTTCACTATCAAAATACGCATCGATAATTGAACTTGCATCATGAGCAATATCTTTTATTTCTTCTTTTGTTCTTCCGTGCAATATCGAGCGGGCGCGCCAAGCAACATTTGAGGCTTCCGAAATAGGCCAATAAGGAAGTTGGTCCTTGACTGGGTCAAAGTTTTCAAACTGGTTGTAATAGTTCATTTTTTCGTTTTCGCTTGCGTTTACTTGCTAGGTCACCAGATACGAATCCGGCGTATTTCTTAAACAATTTTCGCGGATTGTTGAGATTACGTCACGTTTTTTGGAGTCAGCGAGGATCGTCCTTGAGAAAACACCCAGTCGGGGCGGTATGAACCTACATGACCACTCCAAAACGCACCCCAACACCAACACCAACCCCGCCCGTCGAGCCAAGCCCTATGGCTGTCATCGGCGCAATCCTGGCCCAAGGCGCCATTCGCATGCTGGATCGCCAGAAACGCGAAGCTCAACTTGCTAAGCGCGCCGAAGAGAGCGTTCATACAGGTGATTCAACAACCAAGGACAACACCCATGAATGACTCACTTCTTGCACGCGTTGCAGCCCTCAAGACGGCCCCCACGGCTGACCTAAAGCAGATGTGGCAAGAAATGTTCTTGACTCAGGCCCCACCCTTTAACCGCCGATTCCTTGAAACGCGCCTTGCCTACCGCATACAGGAGGTGGCCCTTGGTGGCCTCAAGCGGGAGACCATCAAGCGACTTGAAAAGCTTGGAGAGCAACTCGACGGGGGCAAGCCCGATGTCCGCCGCCGCCGCGTTGACGGCAGACCTATCAGCGGCACACGCCTTATCCGTGAGTGGGACGGCCAGCGCCACGAGGTTTTGGTCCACATCGACGACTTTGAGTACGCGGGCCAGCGCTACAAGTCCATCTCGCGTATCGCCATGGTCATTACCGGGACCAACCGAAACGGCTGGACGTTTTTTGGCTTGCTTGGCGGAAGGAGTATTTGATGACTGACGCCAAAAAAGTGCTGTGCGCGGTCTACACGCGCAAGTCCACCGAAGAAGGTCTGGACCAAAACTTCAACTCGCTTGATGCCCAGTTTGATGCTTGCGCCAATTACATCGCCAGCCAAAAGTCCGAAGGCTGGGCCATGCTCAATGAGCGTTATGACGACGGCGGCTTCTCCGGCGGCACGCTTGAGCGCCCAGCCATCAAGCGCCTGCTCGATGATGTGCGCCTAGGCTTGGTCAACACCATCGTGGTCTACAAGATCGATAGGCTTTCACGGTCTCTTGCCGACTTTGCCAAACTGGTGGAACTGTTTGACCAATACAAGGTGACCTTTGTCTCGGTCACCCAATCCTTCAACACGACCACCTCCATGGGGCGACTGACCCTGAACATCTTGTTGTCGTTTGCCCAGTTTGAGCGTGAGTTATCTGGCGAACGGGTGCGCGACAAGATTGCCGCGTCAAGGCAGCGTGGCATCTGGATGGGCGGAATGCCGCCATTGGGGTATGACGTGGTTGACCGCATGCTGGTGGCCAGCCCACAAGAATCTGCGCTGGTCCAGGAGATTTTTTCCCGCTTTGCCGCCACGCCGTCTATGGCAACCATCGTCAAAGACCTTCGCGTTCGCGGCGTGACCACCAAGACCTGGACCACGATCAAAGGCGTGACCCGCGAGGGCAAACTGTTCAACAAGGGCACCGTCTACAAGATGTTCGGCAACCCAGTCTATGTTGGCATTGCCGCCTACAAGGGCCAGCACTTTCCCGGCCAGCACAAGGGCATCGTTGCCCAGGAGGTTTGGGACGCCGTGCAGGCACACCTCAAAAGTGGCGCGCCTATGCAAAAGGCCAGACTGGCCGGACGAGGCAGCGCACCGTCAATCCTGCGGGGGTTGCTGTTCTCAGAGCAAGGTCGGGCATTCACGCCGGGCTGGACGCGCAAGCAAAACAAGACCTACCGCTACTACATCAACACTGACTTCATCAAGATCGGCAAGGATGCCTGCGACATCCAGCGCATCCCTGCCGGAGAAATTGAGCAGGTTGTCGTTGAAAAGATGCGCACCATCCTTCGCTCGCCTGAAGTGCTCTCGCATGCGGTGCGGGGAATTGGCACCCAGCGCCCCAAGGTTGAAGAGGCCAATGCTGTTAGCAGCCTGCAGTCGATCGACGCGGTATGGGACGAACTGTTTCCTGCCGAGCAGGCCAAGATCCTGCACACCCTTGTCGAGCGCATCACCGTGCGTATGGACGGGATCACGATCAAGTGGCAAGACAAGGGTCTAAACAAACTTCTGCGGGACACCCTCGCACCCGAAACACAACTGGAGGCCGCATGAATCAAGACACCCCAACTGGTTTCAGCACCGAGATACCCATGTCGTTTCGCAAACGTGGGGGCAAGGCAGTCATCATGCTGCCCAACGGTGAGCGCGCCATCGAGCGGGGCGAAGCGCTGATCGACAACTCAATGGTCAAGTTGGTGGCACGCGGCAATCGTTGGCACCGAAAATTGTTTGACGGCACCCACGCCTCAATCGAGGACTTGGCCAAGTCAGAAAATATCAGCGCGTCGTTTGTGAGTCGCATCCTGCGCCTGGCTTATCTGTCGCCCGACATCATTGATGCGATCCTGAGCGGTAAGTACCCGGCTCACATAACCATGAAGGACCTGATGGAGCCGTTTCCTATGGAGTGGGGAGCGCAAGAAGCGCACTTTTTGAAGCCTCGCAAACCAAGCGAGTTAGAGCCAGCGGTCCAGTAG